TGATCGAGCGGATCAGTGTCCGCACAAGGCTGGAAACACCTGCGCAGACGATGTCCTGCCCGTGCGGTGCGTACATTGCATGACCGGACACCTTAATTTCGTTTTTACGAACGCGCACCTCAATCATTCTCTGATCCTCTCTTTCTTAACAAATGGGCATAAAAATACCACCGGCCTCTCAACTGGTGGTTAATTATACAAATGGAACCATTTCTTTTACGTCTTTCAATGTCCTTTTTGCCTTTTCGATCAATGA